TGGTGTTCCTGCATCTACAAAAAGAAAAGTTACTAAATCAATAGCTGAATTACCAGATGACATTGTGAAACCACCACCTCCTGCTGTTTTAGCAGTTACATCTCCACCACCATTAACTGTTACTGCATTGATTGCAACTGTATAAGCTGATGAAGCATCTTGAGTTATTTGAAGTGTAAAACTTGAAACACCATTAGTTGGAACATTTGTAAAATCTATATCTGTAATATTTTCAGTTAAAGTAATTGTTCCTGTGTTGCCACTATCTAAATCTATTGCTAAAACTCCAGAGCTTGAAGTAACTGCTTGATCAACTTCTGCATAATCTTGTAAAGAAATAGCTGTTACTGTTGAATCAAGATTAACTGTTACTGTTCCAGAAGTACCACCACCATTTAGGTTAGTTCCTGCAGTAACTCCCTCAATATCTCCTGTTTCTGCACTTATCCAAGCTGAGCCATCCCATGCTTTAATAACATCTGCAGTAGTATCATAAAAGATAGTTCCCTGTACTTTGTTTGTTAAAGCTGCATTAGCTGCTGTTTCATCAGCATAAATAAAAACTATTGAATCTTGCATATCTTGAAATGCTGCTGCTGTTACAAGATCTCCTGTGTTCCAATCTACCCAATTACCTGCTGCCATTTATAAAATCTCCTTAATTCTTTCTAAGTATAACTTAAGTTAGTATCAATTCCTAAACTATTAACTCCTAGAATCCAAGCTCCTGTTTCAGCAGGAGATAAACCAATCTGCCAATTCCAAGTCTTGTTTCTAGCATCTACTTTATGCCTTATTCTTTCTATAAACAAATCATAAGTTTCTATATCAGTAGATGGAGTTGTTACTTGAGTTTCTACATAACTTCCTATTTCTAATCCTAATGCCTTATCCCATAAATTCACATCTTGTTGAGGAGCAAAAGATAAGCTCTCTACTGTTGTTTGTGGAATAGAGTTAGCTACTACTTTCTGATCTGCAATAGATAAAGCATTAGCATCAGAAACATTTAATGTTCCAGATTCTGTTAAAACATGAGTTCCAAATCTCTCTACAGAATCTGAATCTATAGCAATCTGTGTAGATCCACCCTCTCTTGTTCTCTGTACTGTATTAATAATTTTATTATCATCATAGGAACTAATAATATCAACATAAGGTAACTCTCCTACTCCCTGCCCAAAAGTAGCATCTGGAGTTGTTGTATTTACTAATCTGTAATTTCTATCTCTAAATGTTGCATCTCCATTAGCTGCTATAAAAAAAGTGCCATTTTCAGCAGTTTCTACTTTTCTTAAAGCTGCAAGTAGATTATCTGTTTCTGATTGTGTTTGCACTTGTAATTGTCCTGTAGATATTGCCTGATTACTATAACCAAAGCTATCAAGTATGTTTTTAACCCTAACAGAGCTTAATTCTTGTGCCTGAGATAAAGTTAATCTAGTAGTAGATCCTAATTTAGATATTCCTAACTGCCACCCAATACCATCTAAAGTAGCATTAAAGAATAGTTTAAATGCATCTACAACTCTTAATTTAGTAGAAGCATCATAACCCTGCCCTGCATATTGCACAGGAAAGCTCTCTACAAAGCCATGAAAGATATCATAAGTTGTAGAATCATACTCAGCTCTTATTCTAAGCCTTTTAAGAGGTTGTATTTTAGTTCTGCCATTAGTTGCATCATAATAATAAGTTGTTTGATTAGGAGAAAATCTATTATCTCTGTTATCTAAAGTAACTGTAGCTGTTCCTGTCTGGAACTCTGCTAATTGGCTTATTCTACCTCTGGAAGTTTCAAAACTTCTTAAATAAGCTGATACATCTGTCCAAGATTGTGTGTTATCAAGTGGATTACTGTCAAAAGCTATTTCACAAATTAAATTAACATTAGAATCAAAAGGAACACTCATTATCTTATAGCAAAAGTCTTGCCCTGTGTTTGTGTTCTAATATTTACTTTCTGGATTACTTCATCAATCTTTTCATCTCCAATAGTTACAGGAATAATAACTGTTGTTTCTCCACCACCTCTTTGAGCTTCACTTACTGCTGATTGATTTGCTAAAGTATCAGCAGGAGTATCTACACCCTCAGCAGGAGTTGCTCCTAGTGATACAAAACCCTGTGAAACTAATCTACCAAAATCAGTTCCTGCTAATCCTGTGATTGTATTTGCTAAATTTTTATTTGCATTTGTTTGTTGGTTAGTTAAATCAATAGATCTTACTAATTCATCATTTCTTTTTTGTATTGCTTTTTCTTGATTTTCTACAGCTCTTTGCAAGTTTTGTTCAGCTATATCTAATCTCTCTCTAGCAAGTGTTAATCTATCTGAATCATTAGCTAGTTCAAACTCTGCTTCTGCAAGTTCTGCCTCAGCTAATGCAAGATCTAAAGTAACATCTTTACCATTGGCTTTTGCATCATTAAGTAATGCTATTTGTGTTTGTAGTTCTGCTTTTCTTATAGCTGCTTCTGCATCTCTAACATTTTCTTGAATCTGTAGCTCATTTAGTTCTTTAGCAGCTTGATTTCTTTGTGCTGTTGCTTGTGCAACACCTGCATTAGCATTAGTTATTAGATCTAATAATTTCTTTCTATCTGTTTCTAGTTGAATATTTGTTAAAATTAATGAGTTTTGTTCTCCAAATATAGGATTAAATCTGTTATCTATCTCATCCCCATATTTTTTAGTTTGTGTTGTATTTATAAGAATTTGTGATCTATTCTTTTGTAAATTCTCATTATTCTCTGCATAAAGTTTATTTAATCCTGCAACTACATCCATAAACTCCATAGATACACCTGTAGAACTAATTACTTGAGCTGAGTTCTGATTAGTTATCTTTCTATTTTCATCTAATGCTTTGTTGAATTCATCAACAGCTTCCTCATTACCATATAGAGCAGCTTGTCCTAAGATAAATATTCTAAAATATTTTTCTAATGCTGAAGTTCCTTTTTGACTAGCATCTACTGTAGCTACTATTGCATCATTAATTAATCCAAATCCTGTAACCACAGCAGGAGAAACATTATCAACAAAGTTATTAAATACACCTATAAGCTCTCCTGCAGCAGGAAGCAACTCTTGTCCAACTTCCTCTCTTAGTTCTTGTGTCTTAGCTCTTGTTTGTAACATCTGAGCAGCAAATCCCTCTGCTTCTCTTTGAGCATTACCTATTTGAACTGATGCTTTAGAAAATAATAATTCAGTAGTTGCTAATGCTTTTTCTTGTCTTGTTAGTGCATCAGCAGAAGTTTTTCCTGTCATCTCAAAAGCCTTAGTTTGTACTTCAGCTTCTGATATAGCTATACCATAAGTCTTAAGAGCTTCTCTTTCTCCAACAATAGCTGATTGGAATGCTCTAAGAACAGGCTCTGCACCTGCAGAAATATTATTAAAAGATGCTATATCTCCAGATAGTTCAAATAATCTAGCAGATAATCCTGCTGATTCATCTTGAGTAAAACCTAAACCCTGTGCAACAGCACCAAATACACCAATTAACTGTTTAGCTTCAGAAGTAGTTAATCCAAAAAGATTAGCATTTTTTGATAATTGTTCTCCAAGTTGTTCTGCTGCTCCTCCAAAAGTAGTTCCAAAAGCTCCTGCAGCTTCTTGAGCAGAACTAGCAGCAGTAATTGAGGATCTAGCAAAATCTAATAATTGTTTTCCTGCAAATAAAGCTGCACCTGCAATAGCTCCTTTAGTAAGGCTTGACATACCTGCAGCAAATTTTGCATTTTCTTTAGTATTTTTATTAACTTGATTATGTGTTTTTTCTGCACTATCTGAAACATTATCTAATTCTTTTGCTGCTTTATTAGCACCAAGAACTTTTATAAACATTTCAAGAGTTGTTCTTGCCATTATCTCCTCAATTTAGCTTTAGCATTAGCCTCTGTTCTAGCTTTTTGCTCTTTTTTGTTTCTATCTATGTAGTATAACTTCCAAGACTCAAATTCTTGCATACTCATAGACTTTCTAAGAGCATCAAC